CTATTCTTTTCTTTTATCTTTTCTAGTGGCACATCAAAATAGTTAAATACTATCCTGCATATATTCTCTATGTGCTTATCTCTGTTTAAATACATTTGTTTATATTTTCTATAGACTTCCTCGTCTATTGTTCTTAAATAGGCTTTTACCCCTTTATCTGTTAAGTAGTGCGCGTGGTACATAAGTAAATAAGTTTATATCTGTGTCTATTAATATTAATTCTCTGTTAAAGTGTTTCTCTAGCCATTTGCCCTGAGTATTATACCAGTCTAAGGCTTCTTTTTTAGTTCTGTAATACCTGCTATACTCCTCTAGCTTTCCACTACTATTATAAACCTTGTAAATGTAAGGCTTAAATCTATCCTCTTTTCTCATTCGCTTAGTATTAATTGCTTGTTTAAAATTGAATCTCTGTACTCAATGTAAAACTTACCGCATTCTATTACTCTATCAATTATATCTCTTTCCTTTTCAGGATCACGTTCAAATGAAATTGTAGTAACTCTTAAAAATGGGTCGAACTTATCAACTTTGTGTATCTTATAATTATCCCAATCTTTTAATAAGTAGTCAGGAGTTGAAACCATACAATAAGCTAGTTCTGCTTTAGGCTTATTGTATAGCATCATATATCCTCTTAGTTGCCATTCGTAGTCTTTGTTATTTACATCTTCAGGAGATGCAGGAAATGTCTCTAAACTCCAAGAGGTCTTTATATCTATTATTTTGTTCTCTGCATTTATATCACATTCTCCAGTTATAAACTCATTTTCTAGCCTTTCTGTATTCTTTAGATATAGAGTATTGTGTACTTCGTTATAAAGGTCTATGCTAGTATCTTCTAAGTCTATTCCCTTAGTCAGGTACTTCGAGTCTATTGTAGTTCTGTAATTAAATAAGTCCTCTTTTACAAGTTCCTTAATATAGGTTTTACATCCTGCTGACAATGTTTCGCTTTTCTTTCTAGGGTTTGTCATTATCTTACCTAGTGCTGAGCTTCTTATTTTCATAGTTCTTCTCTTAGTGTTATTTCTTCTTCTATTAAATCTATTAACTTATAAAGATTGTTTAAATCTAGTGTAATGTAAGTATAGTCTTTTGTGTTTATATGTACACAGTCATCGCTATAAAAATTACATTCTATTGGGTCTAGCTCTATATCTAAAATAGTTGCTTTATATCCATCCTCAGTAGGAATTAATTTATTTCTTTGAGGGCAAAGCGCATCCTCTAATTGGTCTACTGTTTTCATAGTTCAGAGTTTTTAGTATAAAAGTTTTCTAATTCAAAAGCGTGTGATTTCTCCATTAGTTCTATACGTTCATCCATAGCAGCTATAATACGCTTACAAGTTTCTATTGTACTTTCTAGTAGTATTATTCTTTCGTCTGCTGTTTTTAGTTCAGTTCTTAAAATAGTTTCCATCTTATTTAGTTTTTAATTCGTTATACTTAGCTATCTGAATGTCGGTAATAATATACTTTTCTTTTAAGTCTTTACCTTCTGTACCTTTTAGCTTTTCTCCCTGAGCGTGTTTAGCTGTGAATGTTACTTTACCTACTGGTTTGTTTTCTTGAGTTCCGCAGGCATCTACATCCTTGTCTGTAATAAGCCCTAAAATAGTTGAAAGGCTGTAACGTCTTAAATAAGTTATTCCGCTTCCTAAAGTTTGGTAGTCGTTCATTCCTTTAAGAGTTACCTGTGGAATGTCTGAGCTGCTTTGTATTTGCTCTCCGCTTTCTACGTGGTAAACTGTAGTAACTAAATTTCTAGCATCTAAGTTTTGGTAGAATCCTAAACCATGCTTTTTTAGTAGTGGCTTAATTACTTTGAAAATAGAGTTGAGGTTAGAATATGTATAATTAAATCCTTTTGTTTCCTCGTGAATAGTCGGCACTTCATTCTGAAATTCCGATAATGCTTTTAATAAGTTTTTCATTTGTTTATGTTTTTATGTTTGTTAATTTCTTTTTGTTCTATTGCTTCGCGTTCTGTAGCGTGGTGTGAAATATCTTTAATAGTGTAAGTACCGTTATCCCAAAAGTCAGTCGTGTAAACCTCGTATAAGTCCTTATGTACTTTCTGCATTTCGTAAAGTGAGTGGGTTAGTTTTCTTTTCATTATTTAAATTTTAAAGTCTTAGCCATTAATAAAGCGCCTACCAATATGTAAGCGTACTCGTGTCCTTCTCTTTTGTACTTATCTTTGAAGGTTTTAATCATAGCTTCAATAGCTACACATTGTGACTCTGTTTTTAGTGTTGCAATACTTTTGCAAATTTTGTTAAAAGATGTTTCCATAGTTTTATAGTTTAAAAGTTTTCAACAATATTAAATATAACTTTTCGTATAAAAAAATTTTGGAGGTAGTTTTTTTAATTAGGCACAAAAAAAAGAGCTAACAACTGAATGTTAACTCTCTTTCCAAACTAAACCTAAACTATGAAAGCCCAAATATAAACCTTTTATTTTAATTATTCTTTTTAATGTGTATTTCTTTTGCCCTTTCTAGGATGTAAGTATCTACCTCTATTTCTGCTTTGGTGTACATTCGTACCATTTCTTCAAATGAATACATAAGGTCATGGGCATCCCTAATAGGAAAGTAAGTGCTGTATTCTATTTCATCGTCTGAAAGCTCGATCCTTGTCATTTAAAATAATGTGTTAGTCTAGCTATTTGTCCGTTCTCTTTGTGGTGTATAAAACCTTCTATTGCTTGTTTAGAAACATATCCATTTCTGTCATGCCAACTATCAGCAGGAGATGGACTTCGTAAACTTTCTACAGTTACCCCTATGTAGTCCTTTGCGTTTTTATGATGTACGTGATGCGTATATACATAACGGTAGTCTGTTTCACTCCAGAGAATAGGTCTTTCTGTAGCCATTAGTAATGGTAGGTCTTGGTTCTTTGCTCCATCCCCATGAGTCGTACCTATCAAGTTCTTATAGTATTTAAAATATTTCCTATGGCTTATACTACAGTCAAAAGTAATATTCTTACAATGTCTAAAATGTGTTTTAATTACATCGGCTAGGAAAAAGCCTGTCATGTAATCGTGGTTACTAGGGTTAAAAGTAAAGTGTACATCTGCAATTTGTATAAGTTGCTCAATAACTTCTACATATAACCTCTTAGCATTTAAGAAATTCTCGTACCACATTCCATCCGTATCCTGTGGAGTTCCACTTGTCGTATTTCTTTTAGGTGTGTCTGTATGTAGAATGTCATTCCCTGCAATAAAGTTAATCTTGTCAATGTTAAAACCGCTAGACTTATCTAATATCCCTTGTACGCCCTCCTTTACTTGTCTAACTGCTATCTGTTGATTGTACTCTTTACCAGTTTCCAGGATAGAGCAAAGTTTACCTACATGAATATCTGCAGGATCCAATACTAATAAATGTCCATCTGCTGACTTGCTCCGTTTTATAGTTGGATACTTTGGCGAGTATTGTTCTAGCTCTTTTATTAAGTCCTCTGCAAACTTATTTTTTGCTTCTGTTTTAAAGTTAGGATTCTTAAAGAATAGGCTACTCTTGTCTGTCTTGAGCCATCCATGTTTAACATCGTCGGGGTTTATCCCTGCTGCTATACTTTCTTCTTTTATCCTTCTGTACTTTTGGATAAGGTCAAACTCGTCATCTTTTAATCTTAGTCTTGTAGTATTTCTATGCTGCATAATCTAGTTTTAAATTTGCGTAAATATACAAAATATTAAGCTACATAATTTCTACGTAAAATAACAAAGAACAAAGCAGCTAGTAAGACTACTATTATAATCATAAAGCGGTTATCCTTCTCTATTACTTTAACCTTATCTACTGGAACTAATACCTCACGAATTATTGTATCTCCTCTGCATTCGACCTCGTGGTAAATCTCTTGTCTTAGAGTGTCGTAAAAGTACCTTAGAAAGACTTGCGAGTTGTTTATGACCGTTATACTATCATGGGTGTAGAAAGTCGCTGTAGTGTCGTGTATGTAGCTTTCTACTATTACAGTATCAACTACTCGAATAGTATCTTTAATAACTAGGCCATGTTTATAAGCGTAGTTCTCTGCTCTCTTTACTTTTCTATTAAGTCTGTTTTGTGGATTGCAAGAGGTTAGAAATATTAATATAAGGAGTAAGCCTTTCACTTTCTTAGTTTAGCTACAGCATCTACAACAGCTTGACCGCCTATGTATATCATTGCTACATCTACCCAGTCATTAGAAGCTATCATTCCAAAACCAACAAAGAAACTAGCAACAATAAATACGCTTAATTTCTTACTAATAAAATACCCTAAGAATTTATCTATCTTTCCTTTCATAATTAATCTATTTGAAAATGTGCGCCATCTTTCTTCCAAAGGTCATAACCCCAATTAAGAATTATACCATAGTCGGAGGCTGTTTGTATTAAGTGTCTAGCTATTGGCTCTAGGTATTTCATCTCCCACGATGCTCTACCATTGTTATCTATTGCAAAGATGTCGAATGCCTTGCCTGTCATGTGGTAACTTTTAAGAGTCCAAGTGATACGGCTCTTGTCTGGTCTACCTTCTAAGTCTGTTATACCCTTTTCGATAAGTTGC